CAATTCCAAAGTTATGTCTCCCTGGGAAGGGGCCGGTGGAATATAGGATTTTGGTTGGTCGGATGATTGCGCTTAGGGCTCCCGATAAACCAGGTTATTCTGTTCAATTGGCTCACAACCAGGTCGCTGGCATTCGTTCCGTTAGGTGTCTTTTGGGCTTGTTCAAGAGACATTTAGAGTTGAACATCGACAGGAAATCTTATGAGGAATCTTATCCAGCGTGGCTTTATGAGCCAAACGCCAAACGGCTTTTGCGTATTCGAACGCACGAGTTAGCCAATGGCATGGGTGGGAATCATCAAGATGATTTGAAACATGTTGAGTTTAAACCAAAGAACGACGAGTTGCTAGCTGCAAACAAAAAACGGGGTATAGGTGATCTTGGTGTGTACAGAACGGACGCTACTGCTCATATTATGGGCAGCATTAAAGAAGCGTGGAAAGTAGATTTCGTACACCATAATTACACTATTCGTTATGTAAAGAGCGCGGACAAGATTAGTTTGTCTGACGCTTTCCGGGACTTAATTGCTCCTGGGCATAATCGTGTCGTTTTCGTTTACCATTCAGATGATTCGTGCGTTGGGGCTAGTTGCTCCGACGGCGTGGTCAATTTTAATGGAGACATTTCAGCCTGTGACGGTTCACATAGGACAGTTTTGTTTAATACGTTGCTTAGAATGTTGTCGCATACTCACGGTGTGCCAAATGTACATCATTCTGCATTGAAGCGTGCGTTTAGTTATTTAGAAAAAGATTTAGTAGTCAAGTATTCTGCAGACCGCAAACAAAAGGTGAGGTATTCATTTAATACTCATCGTTTGTATTCTGGTAGCACTTTGACTACAATCGTAAATAACTTTGCTAATTTGCTCATTGCTATGGCGTTGACATTACGGGTTCCAAACCCTTCCCTTGTCACGATGGAAGAGTTTTATGAACAATACAGGTTGGCCGGTGAGGATGTCGGTTACATCCTCAGAACTGGGCGCTGTTCTTGTCCAGAACAGCTGCAATTTTTGAAGCATTCACCCACGTTAATTGGTGACGTTTGGGTGCCATGGATGAACTTAGGTGCATACATTCGTGGGTTCGGCTCGTTTGCCGGTTATCTTCCGCATAAAACTGGGAAGTACCGTGAGGCAGCAGCCGAATTTGTTTCTGAAGTTGTGCGTGGTCGGTTGGGTTGGGGCAACCACCTATTCAACGACGCCTTTCACCATTTGATGGGAAAGGAAGTTACTTTGAAGCCAAGGATTATCCGGGTTATCGAAGAGGAAAAGTCGAAGAGTTTGGGGGTTATGGGGGAGCGAGTGTCGCTGTGCGCGCTTGCGCGGAGGTACGAGTGTACTGTCGTTGAGCTGGAGGAGTTGTGTTATCGCATATCCACCGCGGGAGTTTCAGACGTCGTGTATCTTCCGATTGTAGAACGTATCTACGCTACCGATTACGGTTAGTGTGGACGAATGGTTCCGGGGTAGCAATCCCCGTTAACAAAACTGGCTATAAGAGTTTTCTCCCTATATGGAGATTTCGCCATCCGGTCTGTCTTTGGACCTTTTTTTCCAATTCCAAAG